TCGTTGACATCGCCAGTCGCTAAGATAACCGGAACTATGAAAGACGTACCTTGAGAGAAATTGAGATAACAACCGATATTATTGATAATGCTCGTGTTAAAGCTAAAGAACTCGGTCTACTAAGAAACTCAATAACTAGAGGAAAGGGAAACCTTGTAGGTTTTATTGGCGAAGAAATAGCTCTGTCATGTTTAGGAGGAAAAGCTACAAATACATATGACTATGATCTTGTACTAGAAGACGGTACTAAAGTAGACGTAAAAACAAAAAGCACAAGTGTCACACCTTTATCACACTATGATTGTAGTGTAGCTGCTTATAATACTAAGCAGAGGTGTGACGCTTATGCTTTTGTTAGAGTTAAGAATGACCTAAGTGTTGGCTGGTACTTAGGCATTTTACCCAAAGATAAATATTTAGAAATTGCAGAAAAATTTGACAAAGGTGACGTAGATCCTGCTAATGGCTTTGTCATAAAAGCAGACTGTTACAACGTCAAGATTTCTGAGTTACAGGACACTATATGAATAAACCAAATAGATTTCAAAGACTAAAGAAACAAAATGATCCGCCCCCTGTATCCCCAAACTTTGAAATGGGATACGAGGCTTTTATTACACCCCATCAACGAACAAGACGGGTTAATGATGCTATTGTTATTATGACGGCCTGCCCGTTCAAAAAGAATACACCGCAGGCTCGTGAGTGGCAGAGAGGCTATAACAAAGCCTACTTTGACAATCTGGAGAAACTGCATGGCGCTAGTAGATGACGTTAAAAAATTTATGGAAGAGAAAGGTGCTTCTATGACCTTTGAAGAGTATCAATCATTCTGTAAGACAACAGCTATCTATCCCACTAACACCCAGCTAATGTACCCAGCGTTAGGACTTACGGGTGAGGCAGGTGAGGTAGCCAATAAGATTAAGAAGCTTGTGAGGGATGGTGTTCCAGCAGACTGGAGAAACTCAACAGAGTTTAAAGAGCAGATTGCTGCTGAACTTGGCGATGTACTGTGGTACTTATCTGCTCTCGCTACGGACCTAGATATGTCCCTAGGTCGCATAGCTAAAAATAATATGGATAAACTTAGCTCACGTAAAGAACGTGGTAAGATTGGTGGATCTGGAGATAATAGGTAGGGCTATTACTGCCCTACTATATTACCTACATCTCTTTCTGTTTCACCTTTTAAGAACTCATTATATTCAGAGGCAAGCTTGTAAGTTTGTTGCTCTGCAATGGTAGGGCCACGTAAATAGAGATACTCAAATCCATTTAACTTTCCGCCATTGTCATATTTATTTTTAGCTTTTAAATATCTTCTTTCAAATTCTTTCTCTACATCTGCTACGGTATCGTCGCTTGAATCAGATAGCCATTTTGATTTAGCATAGTCACTAACTATATCAAAATTTGCATAGTATACTATGTCGTACATAGCGTTAGCTTTGTCTTCGTCGCTTGCATTATCTGGTAGGTTATCAAACCTATCTTGTGCAGCCCTCAATTTTTTATCATAACCTCTTTGAGTATAATACTCAGCGTCTTCACGTGCTATTTTTCTAAAGCGCTTGACTGCATCCATAAACATATTTCTCTGACCGTCTCTATCTTTAGATTTGTAACTATCTGAATCAATTAAACGGGTCAGACCTTCATATGCTCTTTGTGTGAAGTAATATCTTTCTTGGTTATATATTCTGTCAGATTTTTTTGTTTGTGGTAAAATATCCTTTTCTGTAAAACCTAAATACTTATAGGTCTTTTCAAGACGGTCTGTTTCAGGGCTATAGTTTATACCCAAGAAACGAGCTAAAGGTTTATTTCTATATTTAGTGTTATCAAAGTTAAGAAGGAAATTTTTAGTTTCTGCTTTCTTTTCAATCAGTTTATAACCTAACACTGTTTGATCTCTTAGGTCATAACCAAAAGCTTCTGTAGGCAATCCAGTAGCCATCTTCTGTGCTACACGTTCCCCAAAACCTGAATCTTCATAGGCAGTTTTAACATCTAGCATTGTAGGCTCTAAGGATACGGCATCTCCTATATCTTTAAACTGCCTTAATGGTGTAAAGAATGAACCAAATATATCACCTACAAATTCAGCAAGTGCAGATTTACCTGTAACCTGTTGAACGCTGTCTATGTCTTTTGCATTATTGAGTGACCACTCTACCGCTGCACCAAGTAAAGAACTACTTTGTTGTGCTTGGCGTAATGGAATACCGGACATGACTTCAAAAGCTCTTTTGACTTGAAGTGCGTCATGTTCCTCTTTTCCTACAGCCATTCTAGCTAAATAAGTTAAGGCTAAAAATCCACCTAAAGGATATTCAGCGTCCTGTGTCATACCTGCAACTTCGTTCCACGGAACACCTTCTTCTCTTGTAGCTAAAACTTCATTAGAAGCATATATTGCAGCAGAACCTACAATACTTTTACCCCATGCCTGTCGCATTTCATCACTTGTTAAAACTTTTTTACCAAACGAATCTATTTCTTTATTAAAAAGATTATTTGCGCCTTTTACCAAAACATTAGCAGGCGTATAAGAATACATTGTTGATAAAGCATTTACCATGAAGCGAGAAAAAGGCGTTACAGCAACAGAACTTACAGGCTTTGTACTTTCCATAATCCTAATAAAGTCCCTGCCAACACCGTGTTTAGGTGTATAAGATAATGTTTCTTTTAGGGCGTCATCAACTGCACCTTGTATTAATTTATCTGGTACGTTGTTTCCTGCTTCAACAAACTGAAGTACGTTTTTGTACTTACCGTCCATATACTCCGTACCATATTTAAGTTTATGGTCTCTCATAAGCTGCTTAAATCTTTTGTCTAACGACTGTAAATAAAAACCTCTCCTGAAAAAAGAGTCAGCTGACATATTTAGTTGATTGAGAAACTCCATATAACTTTTAGTTGCTCTACCTGCTTTTGTACCTGAGTTTGTAGCTATATCAGCCTGATAACGCATAAGCAGTTTCATGCTTCTTGGATTATTTGCAAGTGAGGCTTCCATAACAGCCCTACCTTTTGCACTTCTCCATGCACTAGTGACGTGATCTAAAGTAGAAAGACTATCTACTAATACATTTAATAAACCTTTACCGGAACCTTTTAAACTTACATTACCTTGTTTAGCTTGCGTAAGAGCGTATGACGAATGATATATGACAGAATCAACAAGCTCTACACCTAATTTTGCACCTACAATATAACCTGCTGTTCTTACGTTTCGTGCTGTGGTTATAAGTTGTGAGGTCATACTTGCAATACGAGCATTTTCTAATAGACGTAAAGCCCCAATACCTAAACCCATTCTTTCTGTAGTAAGATCAGGTCTACCATAACGTCTTTCTACTAATTGTTTAAGAACAGGATCTGCATCTAACAATGGGCTAACATTTCTATTCATAATTTTTGCAGCTGGCGACACGCTTGCCAATTCTTGACCCGCTGCGGATTTTTCACTTTTTACAACGTCGCCTATAGTACCTTTTGCGTATCTACCGTTTATACCAATAAGGCCGTCTGTATAGGCGTTCATAAAGGCATAAAATTCTTTTTCTGTTACATCTGCTTTTTTCATAGACTGTTCTAAAGCTTCTATAAACATTTCTGATTCAGCTTCAGTTAAAGTATTTCTGTCTAATGCTCTTCCTACGCGACTACCTCTTTGTGAACCTATTAAGATATTATCTACCGCATCAAAACCGTCAGCTATAACTTCTGTTATGCTTGAAATGCCTCGTCTATTTGGTTTGTAACCAGAAAAAGCATCCACAACAGACTGACCCATTATGTTTAACATGCCTCTGTCTTTTAGATCATTTTGTATTAACACAGAAAAATTAGCCATTTTTTGAAATAGTTTAGGATCTCTTGCTGCCCGATACGCAGCTGCTAAATCTGCGTCAGAAACATTATCAACAAATGTAAACGAGTCTGATATGGTATCCATAAGTTTTCTAGGACTGGTTGCACCATCAACAACTACATCAAGTGTTTCAGCCAGCTGTAATATATGAGAAGGATTTGCTCCAGTTTCAGTATTATTGGCTACGGCATCCACTAATTCTCTTTCTTGTGCTGCTCTTTGAGGATTTGCATTATTAGAAAACTTTGTCAGATAATCATCAATACGGTTTCTATAATTTTTTGCATATGCAGCGCCTGCATTACCCTCAAGGATACCGCCTAAAGCGCTAACACCGCCTACCATAGCCATTCTAGAGTAGCTTAGATCTATGTCTGTTGGATCTCTGCTAGGATCAAACTCTCTTGTAGCCGGATCAACACGACCTAATCGTTCAGCTGCTTGTAGTGAAACATCACCAACAGTACCTGTAATACCACTACCTACCATACCAGCAGCAGCACTTCGGTTAATTAAATACTTTCTAATACCGCTAATAATCCCTTGTCTAGCCGCAGTAGCACCCGCAGCTGCACCGCCACCTCCAGCAATAAAACCCAAACCCGTACCTACTACTGTAGTTGGAGAGTAAGCACCGTAGTATAAAGCATCACCTATTGTTCTAGTTGCTTCCATAAAGGTTTGATCCCCTATGTCAGATGCTTTTTCTTCAATCTTAGAAAATACATTACCGAAAGCGAGACGACCTTTTTCGTCCGTGTCTTGCATGTGAAACAGTAATCTTGCTGACTCTATTTCATTACTGGTATAGGCTCTATATCTATCTGACATATACCTATTAAAGTATTCAATGTTAGTTTCATCGTCAGCTTGAACACCTTGTTCACCAGCAAGATCTTCATAATGATAACGCAAGTCATTCATAAACTCTACATCATTAGCAAGTGTCTTTGTTCCTTCACTTGCACTAAATTCAACAGAGGCTTTGCGTTTTTCCTCTAACTGTTTAAGCATTGCCTCAGTATCATCAGTTCGTGAAAACCGCGATACTTTTTTCTGTAATTCTGTTTGTGGTACTGGAGGAGCTTCTGGTACAGGTTCTCCAACCTGTTCAGCTTCCTCTTGCATAAGTTCTGCTGGTCTAACAGGGGGTAATGGCGGAACAAACTCTTTTGCTTCTTCTGTTTCTTCAGGAACATTCATTCCCAATGAACGAAGGTATTCTTTAGCCTGTTCGTCTTCTGTTAAGTCAGCCATTATTTTTTATCCTATAGGGGAAATAAGTTGCGTATATAGTTTCTATAAAGAACGTCTTGACTTCCACCTACTGTGGGTGGGAAGAAGAAAGCTTCTCTTAAACCGTCAAAATAAGCGTCTCTAGTAGAATCTGAAACACCTGTACCATAAATCATTTTAACGGCATCACGTGTATCTGCATCTAATTTTAAAAACTCTTCTCCTTGCGGATCTGTCTTAAACAGGACACTAGCAGTGTCCATTTTTCTTACAAAAACATCTAGTGAACTTGATCCTAATCTTTGCCTGTCATATTTAGCCATTTGTCCCATAGCATCATCAAAACCGAATTGTTTTGTAACTGCGTTAAAATTTTGTTTAGTTAATGCTATTCTTTTTTGTTCTTCTGCTGGTAAAGAACTTAAATATTTATAGGATCTATAAACGCCCTCTCTTGTTCCCATATATTCTCTATCTTGTTCCCTTACAATTTTACTTCTCTCTTTATCTGCTGATAAATAAACAGGTTTTGTACCAGATTCGGTAAATACTTTAATGTATTGATCTATTGACATAAACGCTTTTGGGTCTTTGTCTGCCCGTTTCAACTCAGCCTCTGCTTGTACACGGCGCATATATTCATCATAACGTGCTAAATGTTTAACGGCCACATCTGGTTTATTGTTGTCTCTAGCATTCTCATATCTTCTGTAGGATAAATCAGCCATATCTTGTGCTGAACCAGTTTCAAGAGGCGTAGGCAATTTAATATCTGATTCAGGTATTGTTACAGAAGTAAGAGGTTCTTCTTTTCTACCCATACTTTCAAACATAGTACGTGTTTGAGTAATAGATTCACTTTCTTTTGGCTCTCTACCAACTAGTTTTTGTAGTTTAGTTCTGCTATCAAATGTACCCATCTCAGGCATATAGGTTTTCATAGTAGTTCTAGGACCAGAAAACTGTTGTGCAAACTGTTCTAATGAAAAAGCATTGTTTGGATCTATCGCAGCATTCATGTCATCAAAAATAGCTCTACGCTCGTCTGGGTCATCTCCAATTTTCTCTAAAGAGTTTAGAATTGTTTGTGAAGCAATTTTAGCGCCTTCAGCTGTTCTGTTTTTATTATATAATTGTGCAGCAGCTTGCATAGCCTCAGTATCAGTAGCACCTGTTTGTTTTAATGCAGACGTTATAAGACCTAAATTTTTTCTATGGGTATCTACTTTCGTATTACGTTCTTGTCTGTCTGTTTCAGCAAAGCGCAAAGCATTCTGAGCAGCCTGCGTATATCTATCTAGATAAGCTCTTTCATCAAGCTTCTTTTGCTTTCTTGCTTCGTCTTCTGCTTCCCCAATACCTCTTGCTACACCGCCTGTAAAAGCTAGAGCCGCTCTACCAAAACTTATAGCCATATTTTATCTCCGTGCCATTAAACCGGAAGGCTGTTCCATAGGAACCTGTTCTTCCATACCTATTTCTTCTTCAGGTATGTCTTCAATATCACTAAATAAATCATTTTCTTCTGTTTCATCTTCTTTACTAATAGCATTAGACGCTGATTTAACTAGCTGTTCTTCAGCCTCTTCTTTGTCTTCTTCAGTACCCATATTATAGTCTATTTTGTACATATCGCCAATTAGACCTAATATTTCCATAACTACAGGAAGTACTAAAACAGCCACATCTAAAGTATGTCTTCCAGAAGCTACGCCACTAACAACAATCATTTCAGCTAAGTGTGTAACTTTACGGCCCGTTTCTAAGTGACTTGCGATACGGCCCATAAGTTGTTCACTAAGCAAAGTTGCTGAGTAAAATTCTAATGCTTCTTCTACAGATGGAAGTTGAGGAGGTTGTTCATAGGGTTGTGCCCCTAATTCTCCTGTAAGACTTTCACCCGGAATAGCGCTATCAAAAATGTATGGCTGTTCTTCCATTATAAACTTTCCTTTAGCGCCTGTCTTTGAGCGCTATATAAAATTCTAATTCTATCTTCTATAGATAAATTAGAATCTACATCGTTTTTGTCCTCTTCCATACGGCCCATAAGAGTACCACCTCTAGAAAATGTTTTTGGTCTTTGAGATACAACTGAAACTTTAGAACGATTAATAGCGTTTCGATACAGTTCCGCCGCATCAAGCTTAGTTTTCATTGTTTAGTTCCTCTTAGAAAAAGATCTTAGCTATAGTACTACCAATGTCGCCTATTGTTTTTAATATTGAACCGTCACTTGATGAATCGGCTTGAATTTCAGCTATAGTTTTAGCGTTATTACCTTGAAAAATTGCTGTAGCAATTCTTGTCTCACGATCAAGCGCGTTTTCTTGTGACTGAATAGCCTTATACATTATATCTCTATAAAACTGCTGTATGTTATTATATGCAGTATTGGATACACCTAAAGCATTAGTAGCATTAAATTCATTGGCACGATTAATAGCTGCCGTATCTGCCGTAGCAATTTGTCTGCGCCACTGAGCATTTGACTGAGCTACTACCAATGAATTTTGTGCATTAAATTGCTCACGTTGATTTAATAGATTTGCATTAAATTGATTGATTGCATTAGTTTGACCAATATTAAATTGTGACATAGCATTAGACTGACTAGCGTTGAACTGACTAATCTGTGAACCTAATGAAGCAAAGAATTGATTAGTCTGATTTTCACTAGTAGCATTGAACTGCCGTGCAGCATTTTGTGCTGCTGTGTCACTTAATATAGACTGTACGCGAGATTGAGCATTAAACATAGATGCTTGTTGTGCAGTATTAAGGTTAGCCATATCTACTTGTAAAAAGTTCTGTGCATTTTGTACAGCAGCCTGTTGCCTATTGTTTAGGTTAGCCATATCAAGTTGTGACAATGCAGCAGCTTCTGCCATTACAACAGCCTGTCTATTACTCAAATTAGCTAAATTCATAGTATTAGCTGCACGTGAATTTTCTAATATTACCTGTTGCTCTGCATTAAAATTCATATTAGCTATATCAGCAATTCTAGCTGAATTAGCTACTCTAGCTTGAAATGCTTGGTCAAACTCTTGCCCAATAAACTGAGCGCGTTGCTGTGCTGCAAGCATAGCACGTTGTTGACGATTACTCAAGTTCTGAACTTCAAATTGTGCAAATACAGATGCGTCAGCCTGTGCAATAGGTAATGCTGTTTCCATAGCAGCTTGTACTACAGCCTGTCCAGCCATGCTTGATGCAGACAGACCTCGTGCGGCCATAGTGGCATTAGCTGCCCTCATAGCACCAGCTGCCCATGCTGGAGGATTAGCAGCGTCAAAGTCAGCGTATAGTTCGCTTAATTGACCTTGTACTGTAGCTTTGTCTGTAGGGGAAGCTGTAGCTGCTTGAACTTGCTCAGTAAAAGCCGTAGCTCTTGCGGCATTAGCAGCAGGGCTTACTAATTCACCTGCTTGTATCTCACGATTAGCAGGACTATTAATAAGATTAGCTGTGCCTTGTGCAGCTTGTACTTGAGATACAGAGGACTCATTTTGTTGCGCTGCAATAATCTGTTGGTCAAAAGCACTTTGTGCTGCTTCTGCACTAGCTTGTGCTACAGCACCAGCAGCTTCAGCCGCAGTAACTTGAGCAGCAGGAGTAGCAGTTGGAGCTTGTGCCGCTGTAACTGCACCTGCTTGAGATGGCTGTGCAACAAAAGCTGTACCTACTTGACCAGCACCTGCGGTTATATCTTGTGCAGCAGTCTGTGGAGTTTGTTGTGCTGCTACTCTTGCTAGTGGAGGTGTTATTCCTGCTAGTCTTGATGTTTCTAATTCACCTAAATTAACAGCTGAGATTGGATTTTCTATAAAACCCGTTGGTGGTAATGTATCACTGTCTGGATTAGGATATGGTGGACCGGGATCTATTTTATCAGTGGTTCCAGAAACAGGTGGTAGACCTAAACTTTGCCGAAATTCAAATGACCCTCCAGCAGTTATTGCATCAGGATGCGCCTTTTCCCATGCAACAAAACGATCATACAGCATTTCTTTTTCTTGATCTGTATACTCATTAAGGTTAGGGGGAATATCCGGTGGTGATGTATGGTATTGAATAGGTAATAACCCCCAATCATCTAACGGACTACCGGGTTTAGGTGGATTTAAATCGCCTAAGACTTGTAAAGGGGCATACGTACTATCTTTTTCTGGTGCAGTTGGAACAGTAGCGTCTAACCCTAAACTTTGACGAAACTCAAATGGCCCACCAGCAGTAGGTGCTAAAGGATTAGCGCGCGTCCATGCAACATAATCATTATATACGTCCTCTTTTTGTGCATCTGTGTAAGTATTTTTAATAGTTTCCCATGTATCGGGAAGTGTAAAGTCTGTGTTCCCAGAAACATTCGTGGGCAAAGGTGTAGACGCAGTTGTAGGTGTAGACGCAGTTGTAGGTGTAGACGCAGTTGTAGGTGTAGGAAGAATAGCACCTAATCCCATATACGAACGAAAGTCTTTTAAATTTTCTGTGGTAATATTTTTATTTGGATTTGCGTTTGCCCATGTAGAATACTTATTAAACAGTTCTTCTTTTTGGACTGGTGTATAATTTTCTTTAATATGTTCCCAATTCTCTGGAAGTGTAAACCCACCTTCTGTATTAACCATACCACCGTCTACAAATCTAACTACACCGCCTCTAGCAGCCATCATAGTTCCTATAGCTTGCTGTTGAAACTGTTCGTACTTAGCTTTAGCGTCTGGGTTCTGGGCTAGAAACTGTTGAAAACCTTCTTTATTATATGGCGTAGCATTGTAACCAGCTGCTGATGCTATACGCGGCATTGCAGCATCAGAAAATTTAATATTAGTATACGGTGCAGCCATATCTTATTCCTTAGATCTCAATTCTTTAATCGTCTGGTATATTCTTAATGACAACCAAATTACAGATAACAATGAAGCCACAGCTGGCAGTAACTCAAATAAAGAGCCTACTGCCACTGTGACAGCAGACCAGTCAATAATATTCTTTTCTGACGGGTCTAATAACATTTGTTATGCAGCCTTCTCTGTTTCAGGTTCTACTTCAGGCTTTTGTTCTAGAGCTTGCGTTAACATATTGATAAACGCTTCTCTACCTACCTCAAGTTGTTGGACATTAAAACGTGCGCTTGATAACTTACGGTCTAAGTCTGCGACATGATTTAACAGATTTTTTTGTGGATCTGTCATGTCCTCTACAAAATACTCTACATCATTAATAACAATAGGGGTCTTTTTATCTTGTCCCATTGTATAGTCCTTTCTATATTATGCGGCTAATGTTAACTCCACGGAGTGCCGCTTCCCTCCGTCGGATTTTGTTGTGCTGCAAGTTGTGCAGCTACACCGTCTTGAATAGCTGTAACTTGCTCTGCACCTAAAGCGTCAAAGGCCCATTGTAGAGCTTCCGCTTCAGTGATGTCGGCATAAGGCGTAAAGCTGGATAAGTCGTCTGTTGGAACGCTTACTGTGCCATATGCACGACCTTGATTGCCGTTATCGTCACTATCTATACATTGCCAGTGTAAGCGATTAACTACGTTGGTTTGACCACCTTCTGATAAAAGGTACTCAGTGTTTAGAATTGACCATGTTGTTGCCATTGGTTAGATCCTTACTCGTTAGCAGCTATTGCAGCATTAGCAGCGGTCATGTCTTCATCGGTCCAGAAGTCTTTAGCGACCATGATCTTAAGATGATCGACGTTGCGCTGAACGCAATCCGCCCATTCTGCATCGTCCATGTCCTCTGGTTTGCCAGCATTCAACAGATCAACAGAGTGACCCATTGCTTTGTAGTGTTGAGCGATTTGTTCTGCGGTGATTTCGTCCATTAGTTTACTCCTTTAAGCGTTTTCTAAAGCTGCAAGACGAGCTTCAAGTGCGTCGTTCTTTGCTGAAAGTTCTTGGATTGCTTTGATTAGTATCGGATATGTTTTCATTGGATCGGCTTCCAATGATTCTTGCTCAACACCGTCAACGTGAACTGCTCCCGCATGAACCAAACGCATATGATCGGCATACTCTGTTGCGTCCTGCGCCACTTTTAATTCTTGTGCAATAAACCCAAAGTCTTTTTTGCCTACATACGAACCATCTCGTCTGTTCCAATCAAAGGCAACAGGGCGAAGGGTGTTGATAAAATCCAAGCCAAGAGGAATATCAACGATGTTCGTTTTATCTCTTTCATCCGACAAAGAAGAGATGGTGGTATCGTTACAACGCAAGTTGGTAACGTAGGAGTTCCCTAACGTAATCTCGTTATTTGCCGTTGCACTAGTGGGGTAAGCTGCATAACCAATGCAAGTATTATTAACACCTGTTGTTATACCATTTGCCGTTGAGCTTGTGCCGTTATAATAACCCGCATAAGTTCCTAAGAAAGTATTTTCGTGAGCTGTTGTTTCTAGCTTTCGTCCCGCTTCATAACCAATCGCAGTGTTAAAGTCGCCTGTTAAACTTTGACCACTTGCACCAAACCCTGCACCAAACCCGACAAAAGTAGTGTACCTCGCCGTAGTAACCCAATAACCTGCCTGCCCACCTAAAAAGGAATTGAACTGTCCTGTAGTATTATTACGACCTGCACTAGACCCAATAGCAGTATTATATATATTTCCCGAAGAGTGGTCTTGACTTAATAAAGCTCTTGCGCCAATCGCCACGTTGTTTTGACCGCCAGTATTGGTATTCAGAGCTTGATAACCAACTGCCGTGTTATCGGCTGCAACCGTTTGGTAGTACATAGCCTGATAGCCAACCGCCACGTTGTTACTTGCGGTGGTGTTGTTGTAGAGGGCAGAACTTCCCACAGCCGTATTAAAGCCACCTGTCGAGTTATTTAATAAAGCCTTGTAGCCGTTAGCTGTTGAGTCGGAGCCATTAGAATTCCAATATAAAGACTGTTTACCAACAGCAGTGTTTCTTGATCCGTTTAGGTTTGTGTATAAAGCTGTGTGTCCTAATACCGTATTTTCTGCCCCAACCGTATTCGTATACCCAGCCTGAAAACCAATCGCCGTGTTGTAACTTGCGGTGGTGTTGGATGCTAACGCTTCTTGACCAAAAGCGGTATTATAGCTTCCAGTTGTGTTGAAATAACCCGCAGCATAACTGCCCGCAAAAGAGTTAGCGCCTCCTGTAGTGTTGGAAAAACCCGCTGCATTCCCAACAAATAGGTTAATTGTGCCAGTCGTATTACTAAACCCAGCCTGATAACCGACCGCCGTGTTGTTGGATGCGGTGGTGTTGTAACGTAATGACTGAGAACCTACAGAAACATTAAAACTTCCAGAGGTGTTTGAAATACCAGCACTCAAGCCTAGAAACGTGTTATTTGATCCTGTTGTGTTTGCCTGACCAGCAGCAGTACCAAGCATTGTGCTTGATACACCAGTAGTATTACTATAACCAGCCTGATACCCCACTGCCGTGTTGTAGGTTCCAGTATTCGAGTTAAGCGTCTCTTTACCTACACTAACATTTCCAGTGCCTTTTTCGATCTGGATTGTGCCGGAGAGGTAGAGGTTTCTTACACGTTTATTTGATGCGCCAAGATCAACAGAACCGTCTGTGCTTGCTCCGTTTTTGTTGGCTAGTAATACATTACCATCACCACCAATAATACCAGAGCCAGTTACGCCAGATGCATAGGTTGTATAATAAGTTGACCCAGATGTAGCCCCAATACTCCCCACCGTTGTGTTGTCTTTACGGAACTCTAAAATGCTGCCATCCGACGTTGTGCGGTTGAATATACTTGTATCGCCGTTTACCGTAGCATAAAGTCTACCATTAGCGTTTGCTACAATACCTACGTCAGTTGCATTGGAAGCAGTCTTCCCAACCAACAAATTCCCTGATGAGTCAAGGCGCATGCGTTCATTAAATGTTACAGTTGCGTCTGCTAGACCAGAAGC